TTGTAAAATCGCCAATACTTCCGTCACCTGATAATGGAATGTAGGGCGTCCATATTGGTTGTTTTTTATTAACATAATTAGGATCAGTTTCACTAACGTAATATCCGAACTTAAACGAAGATGGCGTCATTGGCCTAAATATCTCGGTTGCCATAGTTAAACGCGGTAGAAGAAGTACATTGCACTGCCCGGCGAAGTGAACTTATGGCGCTGTGACCAGAGTGATCCCGTGACGAACTGATTAACCGTGGTAGCCGACGTAATCTCGGCCAGCGTGATGTAACCGTACTCGTCGGTATCAACGGGCGTCGAAGCCGCCGTCTCGATGGTAAGCGTGTCGCCCGGGTATTGGCCACCACTGTTGGAGATTTGCAGGTAAATCATGCCGCTTGAGGCCGTAATCTCTGACTCCATATTGTCGGGCACGTAGTCGTTGAGCGTGCCGGGTTGAACGAGCCACTTGCCGGACTCGGAGCCTGGATAGACCGTGAAGGGTGGAACGGTGTAATCTGGCAACTGCTTAGCGAACGATCCATCACGCTGATAGAAGTCATTAAACCTGCTGTCGCTGACTGAACCACCGGTAATCATCACATTGACCCAAGACTCATTAAGGTCTTGCGTGGAGCTGAAACTTTTAAAATCTAACGCGTCATCGATGTTAACAATATCAACCCAGTTATTATTAAAATTATAATTAAACCAATCGTCGGCTTCAGTCCAATCTTTTTCATTCATAAGCTGAGTCCCGTTAAACTGCGATTCAATGCCTAAGTCTACATCTCCGACGATATGGTTTTGAATCTGATAATCTAACGACCAAGACGTAATTGAGGAGGCCATGCTTAACGTTACGTCAAGTCCTTCAAGGGCATTGATAAAAGTAATATGATACGTTAGATCATCCTGCTTAGAACAAGCGATATTCTTCTGAAGGCTGACAATAGCATTAAGTGAATTAAACAACGTATCGGCTGATGCTGTAGGGAATAATAAATTATTTTCTAATGGGTAAAATGGCGCCGAGTATTGCGTGCCAAGAGCTGCATCCGTATAACTAAAAGTAACATAGCCGCCTTTTGGTATTTTATCAAAGGTTAATGCGTATATTTTGCTTTTAACACCAGGTATGTTATTGGGAGGATATGAAACGTAACCGTCTTGTGAATAAATTGGATACAATTCTACGCCACAAGCAGATGTTGAAGTAACGTTAATTTCAGAAATAACTTTAACGTTATAACCAATGCACATTGGGTTATACCAAGAAGTATGACCATTGCCCCAATCATATGTTAGGGCCTCAACTTCAGCGGCCGTATATCCGGTCATCTTATGGACGTTCATCATATTGCTATATGACGATGGGCCAGTGCCTAAATTAATCTTATCCCAATCAGCGCTTCCGTGTTTCACTAAAGCCAAAATAGGCTTACCAAAATTGATTGCTGAGTTTGAAGAAAACGCTGGTTGATCTGGATTTATATCCCATGAGCAAGCAACCAAATACCAAAGGCCAGCATCAAGACATCCATCAAGTTTATAGCCACCACCCTGAAGCATGGTATCAATTAAAAGGCTATCTTCTCCCTCAACTTTTGATCCAGATGGATATAACTGTAATCCATAATAGGTTGCCTGACACTTGATGGAATCAACTCCAAGATAGATATGGGGGAAGTTGCTACGCGTATAACTTACGGAACCGCTTCCAATTTGAAGCAAACGGAATGTCTCGTTAGGTGGGTGATATACCCGGCACTCAAAAGGCTTAATGGGGGCAAGCGCTACCTTGGCGTTTGGCAGCTGTGGGTAGATACGCGACTGAGCCGGTGCGGGTGGATCGTCAGGTATCGGCAATTTATAATCAACCCAAGGTTGGTTGACGTTAATCGTCGACTGACCGTTCGACGTGCTGAATCCGTAACCCGTCCCTGGCTGGATGCTCATCGTAGGGCGTTAGGTTTGGCGGTATACTTTGCTCGACCAACCTTCGGTGTTACAGCGCACTTCATAACTTATCTTCTTAAGTGTGCCGGAGAACTGTTCAATGTTAACCGCGGAAAGAAGTAGGCACCCACCGAACTCCCCTGGGGCGGGTATGGGGACATAGTCGGGAAGGATGTCCAAGGGCAACTCGCCACCCCAATTGGCTGACGAGGAAGCCCATCCAAGGCTTCCTAAAAATTGAGCAGGTGCTTCGTCTACCTCAGTATAAACAACACCTGCAAAAGATGTCACTGGGGTCAGGTAATTAGTCTTACCATAGAACTCGCGGAAAGTCGGGTCAACAAAACCAATAAAACGGCCGCCACCATCTTCATGGCTACGTTCAAAACAAGAACCGTTTAAACCGACATAAGATTTTCCTGATTTCATATCTGGGCGAGTGATAATTGGTCCGCGGCTATCCTCGTTATAAATGTCTCCAGCAATGGCATCTGTAAAGTCAGCCGCTACATTTACGAAATTAGGGTGAGCAGTGATGTTCTCTGATCCAAGGGAATTAGAGTTAGTCATCTGAGGTAACGTGTAGCCGGCCTCATAAATGATACCCGCGTAATCGATGGTCACCGTTGAAATCTTAAGGTTATCATGCTTCACCGAATACTTGTGGGCTTTTAGATAGGATATAACCGGGTGGGCTTCACCGACGGTAAAGTCGTCCCCAATTTCGGATGCATAATCTATTTTGTAAGACGTAGATGAGGTGGCGAGTCCGAAAGCGTCCTCGTTATATGTCCAGCCAGGTTGAAGTTGGTAGTCACCAAGAGCTGAACCTTTTGAAATCATAGCCATATGCGTAAAGTTAATTAGTAATTAAAAGCCCAATGAAATCATTCTTGGAGGAGCTAATTCAGGTATTGGATCTGAAGATGCTTTTCCGGCCGCAATGATTTCAAGCAATTCAGTCTGGCGTTTTTGCTGTTCAAGCTGAGCCGACATCGCTTCCATGACCGGGTTAGCGCCGACGCCAACAACGTTGGAGAAACCTTCGGGGCCTTTAAAAGATGTAGGAGCATTTTTCATATCAGCCTGATCTTTTAAATTTTTAAGCTGTTCAGGTGTTAAGGTTTTTTCAAAGTCAGTTAAAGCTTTGTTTTGAATAAATTTGTATTCCGCACCTTTGCCAAATCCTAATTCTCCGGCAACGATAGCAAGTGTAGACAATGGAGCTTCAAATGCAGATTTTAAAAATCCTCTACGTTCAAAAAATTTTTCAACGGATGCTTTTTTACCTGCTTCGCTTTCTGTTCCTCTTTTATCTGAATCATCTTGCATCGCCATAAAACGAGCCATTCGCGTTTCGCGTGAGTTTGCTAATTGATCATCACCAGCTGCAAGTGTTTTGAATCCTTCTTCAGAAATTTGTTTTGCTTTTTGAATTGAAGCAGTGATTTCTGATATAATTTGATTAAATATAGCCATTGGCCCAAGCACGCTCAGGAACAGATCCTTACCGAAACTCTGGAACTTCTTGTTAATGCCTTCAATGTTCTTCTCCATGTTGGACATAGACGACGCGGCCTTCTTAGTCACTTCATCAATGTTAGATTTACCTGCAAACTCGACTTCAACTTTTTGATCAGCCATTTTCTTTAGTGGGCGTTATGGGTTCAGGGGAGGGTTCAGGGGTAGCCGTAGGCTCTACCTTTGCCAGATTGGCAACGGCCTCCGCAGCTCTCCGGGCTTCTCGAACTTCCTCCATAATCTTTTCTTCCTCGGAAGTTAGGATGGAAACATCGGCGCCTTTGCTGATGGCGAAAGCCGAACTCATCCAAATCGCCTGACACTCCGGCATCTCCCATGCGCGCTTTTCCTCGATGCCGTTAGCAACCAGATTGCACACAACCGATAAGGGCCAAGGCACCCCGCCTCCGTTACCTCCAGATTGCTTATCTGGTTTATCCCAAAACTTAGGCCAATGTCCAACCAGGATGTAATCGGAGAACCGTTTTAGGATGGCCTCAAACTTGGCCGGCTGAGAGTTAAGCCGGAGGATACGCCATTTGTCCCGCCATCCAATGTACCCGATAGGTTCCTCGGCGCACACTTGCAACGCGACGATCAGGTCAACTGGGGTCACTCCGCGGTGGCCCATGACCAGGGGAGAGTTTAACGCCATCAATCTTACCCGGTACTTAAGGCAGAATGGCCAAACAAAACGACCCAAGAATTTAACTCGGGACGGGTCGAAGTAAGCGTTTAAGAAGCGTTCGTCCACTTCCCCGATTTAGTCAATCGGGTTGCTTAAGGCAAATGAAGTTAGATGTTGGTATATTCAACGCCAGTGATGGACACCTTAACAAACTCTTTGCTTCCGCCTTTTTCTTCAATTTTTGTAATCCATCCATTGAACGCGTGACCCGATTGAGCCGTAAAAGCCAAAGAATCTCCGATTGAAGGCATACCGCCGGTTGCAATTCCTTCGACACTTAACTCGATTTTTTCGTCGTCATAGCGAGCGGTAATCGTTAACCCACCGCCGTCCGTAACGGTAGCCTCGTTGTTGAAACTATCAGAAATGCTATATGATTGAACGATAAGTTCAGAAACGGTACCAGTGATACCATAGAAGCAAGTGGTTCCTTTAACGATGGCGGCCATATATCTTTGCCCTACTTGGCAACTTAGGCCGGAGGTGGCAGAACGGTCAGAAGGTTGTACGACAAAGCCGTGGCCCAAGAGCGCTCGTCTACCCCCTCATCTTCCGAGCCAGGGGTGACGTCGTACAGGGTGGCATCGCCGGCCGTCACGAAACGAGCCTTGAGCGTGACCAAGTCCTGCATGGCACCTGCGGCCGCGGCGCATCTTGCCCGGTGATCTGTTAGGGTCGTGTCGTCGGCATTCGAAAATAGGGTAATACGAACGGAGCAATCGAAATTGCCCAAGCCTTCAGGCAGGTCGCTGGGAGTCCGAGCTGAGTCGCAAAGGACAATGGCCTTTGGTAGCACGTTAATCTCACCGCTGTCCCCGGTATAGATGGCTACCCCGGTGAGTCCTGTCTCGGCGCTAAGGTGAGTGTCGAGTACGGCCTCGACGATGTGGCGTATGGATTTGGTTCCCATTGGTTATTTGTTGTTAAATTTTTTGGTGTCCCTGTCTAACATTTGTCGAACGTCAGCGGCCATACGTTGCATGGCTTGAGCATAGAGTATTTCTTCAAGTCCTACGCGGGAGGCAACATCGTCGTTATTCCCAATCATGTTCCCTATCATCAAATTGACTTGTTTTTCAATGGAACTGAATGAGTGATAATTGTTACCGTTAAACCGTTTTACATAACCCGCAACATTCTTTCGTCCAAAGGTTTTATCGACGCCTTTCTTTTTAGGCATAGGCAAAGAAGTCATGACGTTCCACCATGCGGATTTAAGCCGGCCGACATGAAGCTGTTTGCGTTGAATAAAATCTTTAATCTGGCCTTTATTTTCAACAAGGAATTTACCGAGGTAATTGCCCCTCATCCTGCTTACTTGTGTTTTGCCTCTACGGCTTTTGTTTATAACTTTAGAATGTATTTCATCCATTGCTGTTACATATCCAGCACCATACTCATTTTGCGTAGATGCAGAATGAGCAAAGTAGTTTGATGCTTTACCAAATGCCCGGTTGTCGTCGGGATCCATAACGATACCTTGGGCTATTTTATTGTTTAGGCTAACCCCCTTGAGAGAGGAATGATTTTTGATGTTTAGAAACGTTGCCTTGTCCCTGGTCTTAGCAGCGTAAGAAAGTCGGTTAAGCAATATGCCTACGGTTGCTTTGCTCTTATCGTTAGCGGCCGTAAAAATGCTATTAATATCACGAGCAATTGCCCGGTTACCGACCAACTCGGCTTGCTTTGTCATACCGCTACCGCCGCCAGCTTCAAACGGAGGGGTATAGTTGATGGCATCGCGGCAGACCAATGCAGCTTGCTTGAGAATTACATACTCCATTGTTTCATGGGTATCGATGGAATACTGAACCAGCGCTTTAAGGAATTTCTCCTTGGTGGCCGGGTTAAGATAAGCTCGAACCGTGAAACTCACGGCGGCTTACTGGCTGTCGTCCATCACGACGAGGGTGATCCAAGCCGAACCAGGCTTAAAAGTCTGGGAGTTAATGCGGACGGTCTTACCGCCGGCGACAATCTTCTTGCCGATACCCAAAGAGGCAATGGGCGACCCCGAGGCCAGTAGGGCCGCGGATGCCCCATTAGACCCATCTGGGAGGCTCCAGGAGGCCGTTACAGCGGGAAGCCTTACCGTGTGCTGTATGCGGTCACAAAACCCCCCTGCCTCAAAGACCTGAGTAGCGACCGGGTCGGAAATCATGCACATGAAAGTGATGGCCCCCGCGTTGCAGGAACCCGTCACCCCGAAGTCTGCTACAATCTCCTTGGAGTCGGCTTGGAATTCAGAGTAGAGGCTCATCCTAACTTTGCCCTGTTTGGCAAAACGAACAGGCACAAAAAAGCCCCCGGTTATGGGGGCCAGTTTGAAGCCCTTGCGGGCGGCGATTAGGCCGTGGTGAACTTGGTGAGGCTCGTGGCGCGACCGACAGAGGCACCAAAGAGGAGCGTGGCGATGACGTTGTAGAAGCCCGAGGAGTCTTGGCCCATGAGAACCTGAATCGAAAGGCCGGTCTGAGGATCGGTGGCGATAGCGGAATCGTAGCCTGGGATTTCGGACAGAGGAACCGATGCGGCGCAAGCGATTGCGTCTGGGCCACAAGCAAATCCGGCAAGGGATTCGCTGTTCGTTGGGAGGGACGTCCATTGATTGACGTTCATACCAGCGAGGGTACCGAACTTACCGGAGGTGATGACACCAGCACCAAGGCCAGCGGCCGCGATGATCGAGGAGTCAGCGAGCAAACCGTTGAGGTAAGCGCTGTTCAGAACGAGGGCGTAAGGGCCAGGAGCCTTGGCGGTATCGAGGACACCTTTAGCGGTTACCAATTCAGCGTAGCTGAGGGCGGCACCCGTGTTGGTCGTCGAAGCGTAGTTAGCAGTCGTGATGAGGCCGCCGATTTCAGCGAGGCACTTTTCAGCGATAGCGTTAGCGGCGGTAGGCACGAAGCTGTTAATCAGCATAGGCATTCCGTACGACTTAACATTAAGAGGAGTGAACTTGGAGACGACCTTGAAGTGCTTCAGGGTGACGGTGGCGGCGGTGACCGTCGCGTCGTCTTGCGTAGCGTATCCGGATGCACCGAATTCGGTAGCAGTCGAGACGCCGATGAGGGGAACCTGGACAGCGATACCCGCTTGGCTTTCGAGGGCCGAGAAGATGGAGCTGAACGAGCTGAGGACGGGCAACTTGCCCTTGATGCTTTCGAGGACAGCTTCAGCGAGAACGGCTGGAGCTGCAGTGATGGAATTAGCCATGATTATTTATGAGTAGTGAGGGGTTGTGAAAATTAGAGAGCGGCCTTGACGATCGCGGCCTTATTGGCGGCGTAGAATTCGGAACGCTCTTTGCTGCCAACAGGCAGGGAAAGGAAAGTAGCCAGGACATCGACGGCTTCCGCGGAGGGCTGGCTATCAGATGGGCTTAACTGAACAGGGGATACGCCTACCGATGCGGCAATCTTAGCGGCTTCCTTGGAGGCCGAGACTTTGCCGGCTTCAAGGGAGGAGATTTTGACTTCGAGATCAGCGGAGAAAGCCACGGCCTTTTCGAGGGCGGCGGCTAATTCAGAAACCTTAGCGTCCTTAGCGGAGGCATCCAGTTTAAGCGCTTCCAATTCGGAGGCGGCTCCAACGGTTAGTTTTTCAACTGCTAAACGTAAATCGTCACGTTCGGCGGTAAGGCCGGAGACGATGCTGATGCTCGATTGCAACTGTTCTTCGATTGTCATATCTTTGCCCAAGTTGGCAACTAAGCCTGCTTTACCAGCGTGCCAGGGATAACCCATAACTTACAGATGCCGTTAGGATCGATGTCGCCGGCTACGAGTCCACATCCGCGAGGGCCACGGTAGTAAACGCAATTCTGGCAAAGAAGTCCTTCGTTAGCAAACGGAGAGACAGGAGCGTAATGGGCGCCTTCTGGGCTTGCGTCCTGACTGTATTCGCCAAACGTCTCGACGACATCACCGGCGCAATCAATCATCTCACGCTGGCGAGGGGTAAGCATTTCAAGCACGCTATCCTCGATTTCAAGGGCTTTAATTTTAACCAGGCTATCGATGGCCTTGGCTGACTTAAGGGCAGTGCCAGCAATGGATGAACCGCCGATTGGGGAACCTGCGAAACTTGAGAGGGCTTGCGAGAATGAGTCAGCCAGTCCAGTAACTAACCCAAGGCTTGCGGCCTGACGGCCTGAGAATGATTGGCCTTCCATCGAGTCGGCGGCGACCATCTTACGCTTCATGTTTACGGCGGCCTTAAAGTCGGCGTGGATTGTATCGACGCTGGCTTGGAGGTTAGACACTTGGTCGGTGGTAAGGCTCGTACCTTCGATGCCAGCCCCTTTGTAGATACCGCTTTTAATGACGACCATTTTAATACCCTGCATTTCAGCGGCCTTGGAGTAGTCAGGTATGGCCATATAAACGCCAACCGAGCCAACGGAAGAAGAAGGAGAAGCGACGACGCGATCAGCAGCTGATGCCAACCAATAGGCGGCCGATGCCGCCTCGCTATCGGTATAGGCCATCGTCGGGCGTTGGATGCCGCGAATCTTGTTAGCCAATTCTTCCACCCCGGTAACGGTGCCACCAGGGGATGATACTTGAAAAGCAATCTTGGTAACTTCTGGCAAGCCGAGCATGGAATCGATTTGAGCGCTGATGTCGTTCACATCTACGGCGCCCATCATCTTTTCAATAGGGGTAAGGTTTTTACCAATCACGCCAGCAATCGGAATGACTCCGACATTGTCGACGATGTAAGGCTGAGGGGTTTCTCCGAACAGTTTTGAAAGGACATCGGTGAAGCCGAACTTGTCGCTAAGGTCAGCGTGGGCCTTGGCTTTAGCCGGGTCGATTAGGATTGGCTCTCTGCCAGAAAGGCCGTTGGTAAGGAAGCGGGACATAGGGTTAGGGTTGGTTAGGGTCAACGGGAGTCGGAGGCAGATCTAAATTTTCTGCCGCAGCTTCTGAGATTTGGGAATTGTTTTGGCCTTGCTGTAGCCAGTTGAAGCCTGGCTTGTAAAGCATCCATACAGGTATCTTGGCCTTCTTTGCTTCATCAATCAGGAAGGCCATATCACCAGCGCGCTTCTGAGTCTCTTGCTTAAAGTCGAGGCCCCTTTGGCTGTATAACTCGCTCATCGACAGCAGGCCCATCTCAACGTCGTTACGATCGTTAGCGGCGTCGCGGCCTGCATCAACTGTCACACTCTTGGGAGTCGTCCAGCTTGTTTGGTTCCACTTTGGATCATCAGGCAATTCACCCGCGGCAATAGCCTGGCCAATGATATAACCCCAAGTCGGCTGACAAAGTGATTCAATCAAGATAGTTTGATACTTGCCGAACACTCGCCCGGCCTTGGCGGTGATTAGCCGAACCGTAGCCCCGCCAATTTTGGAAGCGTCACCGACGAACTCGTAAGGCAAGACGCCTTGGGCGATGTCGCGCTCGAGCGCTGCAAGGAAGCCAGTGAACGCAGGTGAGGGACGGTTAGAGGTAAATGATTGGAAGTCCTCCCCGGGTTCAAGGGCTAAAATTTTCCCACCCATGCGGGCGGCGATGTTCTCGTAATTGGAACCTGTACCCAACTCGCTGGCCATGTCGCTATCGATGAAACCACCGGCTTTCTTAATGACGCGAGTAACGTCGGCCGAGTCTTTAACGGCCAACTTTTCCAAGGCCAAGATTTCCATCTCATCCTGAATACTATTGATTGAGTGTTGCAGTAGAGGAACTCCACGAGCGCCTGATGCGTACTCGTGGTCGACGATGTGCATCATGGACTGAGCCAGAATCTGGCGGTCAGTGCCGTCTGACTTGTAAACATTGAAGGCAAGTAATTCGCCATAAGGGCCGAACACTGCGCCGTCGTGCATACCGTCAGGCACCTTGCCGTTTAACGGATCACCGACTCTATGTCCTTCCATCAATTGCAACTTTGGCTCGTCATTACCGTTACGCACCTTGGCGACGAAAGCGTCACCGTCTCGCACCATTGCCCGGAGCATAATGCTTTGAACCTGGTTGAAACTAAATCGGTTAGTGATATCGATACGCTGGCATTTCTCCGCAAAGTAAGCCTCATAGGCTTTAGAGTTTTCAGCGCTCTCCGCGTGGCTTTGCACCTTGATGCCATCACCGACGCTATAAAGGCACATGTCCGCAAGGATCTGCTTGAACAGGCCGCTGTTCCGTTCGGCCCATCGACAACGCTTGACCATATAGAGCCGGTCATACGGCTTTAGGTCGCGACGTAAATCGGTTGGGTTGCTACCGTAGATGCTCCGGCGCAAACGAGTTTGCCCGACTGAATTCCAACCACCCTCCGAAGCCTGGGGCTTGAGCGTTGCTGGCTTCTTGGCCGCAGGCTTTTTAATCGAGGGCTTCTTGAGTTGGCGGGCCATAAGGTGGTTAGATGATGCTGTTATTCCAATTCGTATTTACGACAGACTTGCGACTTCCGTAAGTGCTGGGGTCTAACTGAGATAAAGCAAACATAGCCTCGGCCAACATCTCTTTGGGTGGCATTGCAAAAGACTTTGATGCGGACGAGCCGGAATCGGAGTAACTCATCAGGGTTTTTCCCTCCGTGATCAGCGTTACGGCCTTCGATTTAATAAGGAGTAATTCGTCCTCAGTCAGTCCAATGAATAAGCCTTGAGCCATAACCTTGCCCATTTTGGCAACCTAATCCGATAGGGACGGCCCCAGAGTCCCATGCCACAAAACAAAACCGCCTTGCAACCTCTGGAGCCGTCTTGCCTTAAAGCGTGCCTAAGCGTCCTCTGAAGGCAAGTCAGTTTCACTTGCTTCCCGACCCACCACACCCCAACGGACGGCGGCCAGCAAACCAAGTAACTCGCAGTCCATAGCGTGATTATCCTTCTTTCCTTGTGGTAGTATCCACTGAGGCTTGCCGGTACGCCTGTCCTTGATGCGTACCTCGGCGTTAAGTTGGTCGACGTACTCAGGTGAGGAGTCTCGGGCAAAGGTAAACACCTTACGCGCTCGAAGGCCGTGAAGCAAATCCTTGCCAGCCAAATTTGACCAAGAGATAAGCACCGCCTTATCGGGAATGCCTGGGACAAGTATACGTTGCTTCTCCGAATAAAACCGTCGGGTGGTTTTCCCGTCCCGATCAGTGATGGCGAAATCTTCGTTACCAGAACCCTTAGCGCATTTCCATTTCCGCTTAGCCGTCTCGCGGTATACTTCCCCTGAGTTATCACCAGAGTCGACCATGACCAAAGCCGGATGCACTCCATGAGTCTTAGCAAATGCTTCGACGTTGCCCCAAGTCTCAATGCGCGCAAAAGCCTTAAGGCGACTATGACCGGTCTTTGCCCATCTGCGCACCGTCACCCAGAAGTGTCCGCGTTGAACGTCGACGCCCATCGTCCTAAATGGTATCGACCCAGCCGGCGCCCCTTCGCGCTCAGCCACTTTACCTTTGGCTGTCAGGACGGCTTCATGATCCCAGTCGTCATTGAGCGAGTAATCTGCGGCCTCAGCTACATTGACCATCTCGCCCCCTTCCTCGGACCAGGGCATCGCTAAACGTTTTTGTTTAAAGATGCGCCGCGGTTCCTCGTCGCCGTAAACGTCAGCCGACTCCTTAGCCTTTAGCATCATCACGCCCAACTCGCCCCAACTCATCGACGCCAACGAATTCCAATGCAAACCGACATAGCCTCCGTTAGTAGAAACCGCCGTAGCCACAAACGACCCGCCAGCGTTAGCCTCCAATCGACTGGCGTTAGTGTCCGGCATACGGACTAAGCACGATGAACACTCATAGGTTGTACCGTTATTCACGGCCAACAAGTCCCATGTGCCACCCGCTTTAGCGGTCTCGGGGAAGCGCACCTGCTCCCAAACCCAAGGCTGAAGGCATCCGCAGCTGACGCATTTAAAATTCCAATCCCGCTGATCCGTTTGCTCATGGAGTTGATGGAACTCTTGCCCGGCTCTACCGCCCTGGCTCATGAAGATGCGTTTGCCCATCCACCCAAAAGCCGTCACGCGCGCGCTGGCCTCCGCTAAGTGTCCGTTTGGAGCCATCCAACACTCGTCGGCGATGACGTACCGAAGCGACAGTCGCTGAAGATTTGCCTCACTCCAGATGCCGCGGCAGTAAAGTGTCATACGGTCGAAGTCAGCCGTCACACTTCGTTCCATGTCCTCAGTTGTTAGGCGCTTTGCCACCGGCGGGCAATTCTTCCAGATAGGTCGAAGATACCGAATGGCGAAGTCCTTGGCCTCGTTGTCCGTAGCCTGAAGTAACATCGTCGGGCCGGGAGCATTGGCTACGATATGACAAGTCATCAGCCTGGCGAATAAACTTTTACCGCTTTGTATGCTGGCCAGCACCGTCATCATCCGCGTCTCAGGGTCTGCCGCCAGTCGCAAAGACTCCGAAATCCATGGAGTGCGATCAGACCTAAATGGCCCGGGCATCGGTGAGTCTGGAATCGCCATCACATTGCTCTCGAGCCACTCGACAATGTCCCCGCTGTCAGACGGCTTCAGAACTTCCCGACCAATCGCAAGGAGGTCACTGCTATTCACAGAAACCTTCCTTTCGCATTATCTCCATTAACTTATCGAGCGCTATCTTGCGCGTCGGCTTCATTGGCCGGCTTGGTTTAGGCATCGGCTTTCTCGCCCCAGGCTTACCGGGTTTTTTTTTAGCCTTCATCGGTGACAGAAGATAAATCGGCTCGAGTCTTACGCACCCAAGCCTCTAAAGCCTTCACGGCCTTAGCGGGGTTTTCAGGGTTGCAAGCCTCCGCAACATCGAGCGCCAACTTATCAAGACGATTGACAACATCGGCCATCAGGGAACGCATAACCTCACCGGCTTCTTTTGCGGAAATGTAATCCTTAGCCAAGATGAGCCGACGCTCTTGCTCGTCCTCTAAGTCCATCAAGGTTTTAAGCGACTGATTATAAGCCGTCTGGTACTTCCCCTGGTTAGGGTCTTGGCCTTCCATCGCCCCGTTCCAAATCTCGCCGGCTCGCGTAACCTTTAGACGGTGCTGAGCAATGGTCGACGCCAGTGATCCATCGTCAAGCGATGCAGGCAATGGTGCCGGTGCTGGCCTCCGTGTTTCATTCAATCGGGTTGCACGCCAAGCCAACGCGGCCTCGATGGTGTCAGTCGGCATCCCGTCTTTGCGTAGCACTGAAATGCGTTGCGCGGTAACGCCGAGCGCAAGGCCGAGCTGAGCATTCGTGGGCAAAGGGGTCATTTGCAAAATAGGGCCTTTTTGCTTTTTTCTTTTTTAAAAAACTCCCGTGGTGCTGGGCCACGCTCATTCATGGGGGGGTTAAGGAGACTCCTTAGAGGGGGTATATGGGCCTTATTCACGATGTAGGCGGGATGACGCGGGTGGGCTTCTTCCCGGTGTGCTTGTGTTGCTTGCTGTTCACATGAGGAAATAATCCAATCGCATCGAGGTCGACGCGGGTTTGGATTCGCTTGCCCATCTTCCTCACCTGCTCGTGACTGCAATCGTACATCTTCCCAATGGCCCGAGACGATAGACAACCGGGCAACGATAGCGACCAACGGATCAGCTCGACGTGACGACGGAAGCCATAGTTGTTCGTGTAACTCAGCGCATCTATAAATCCCTTTAGCATCACGGCCACATGATCGCGTGAGATGAATGCATCCGTCTCTGTCCGCAGCTCCTTGGTGTCCGATGTCGACCAAGCCTTGTGGTTTGGGTTGATAGCAAAGATGTGCTTGATAGGCGCCATCTCGCGGTAAGGCAGAACACCGGCCTGCCTCAAGGCTTCTTGTTCCTTCTTGCCCAGTGAGTAATACCATTTGTCGAATGACTTGGCATCGGATGCCGGTGCATCGACGGTATAGACTGAGAGACGAGCCACGGTGTTTCATAGCGTTATCAAGGAGATTTAGAAGAAGGCAACTCAGTCGCATTGCTGTTGTGACTCATCCTTGTCGTGACAATCATCTAACGCAACGTTGCGGGGCAAGTTGCAAACAATCATAAGGCCTTGCATCGGTTTTCCCAAAGCCCGGTACTAAGGTTTAGCCTAAACATACCCTCCCTGACCATTGTGCGGAAAAGATGCTCGGAAGACTTAGCCCGCAGCTTGGTTGATTGGCCTTGGCAGGCTTGACGGATTATCGTCATGATCTGAGTCTCGCCGGCTTGGATGACCTGAACCCATCTTAGCCTGGTGTTAGCCTCATCCTGTCGCTGAAGGAATCGTTGCAAGGATTGAACGACGATGGTCTTGCGCTCGGCAATAGACTTACGGCCTACGGCTGCCCGGGCTTGCATTACGGGCTTAAGCGCTGGATCTTTCCATTGCTTGGCATAAGTCTTCAGCTCTTCGATGCGGTTGTTTCTTGCGATCTCGTAGCGTACCTTGTCGGCCGCGACTTGGGCAGGGGTGCGTTTCTTCCGGTAGTGTGCCATGTGCGTCAGCTGTATTTTGTATCTCGAGGGGAGGGGGATAGGCCGCCGTCAAGGCGAGCCGTATTCTTCCCTCCCTCTCTCATTGCATGTCCATGTAGAAGACATGGACTGCAAGAGAGACATGGATTTGTCGTCGGTTTTGTCGTCGGTTTTGTATGATTTGGCATGGGTGGGCTAAAATGGGTTGTTATGTGCCTAGTGGCGGGGGTGGTAGCCACCTAGCCATGCAAGGGGCGTAGGACGCCACGCAGAGGGGTCTAATAGCCCTCCCCAGAGTCGACCACGGGAGGCTGGGAGCGTACCCAGCGGATTTCATCGCGGTTAGGGGAGTGGCGAATGTAGATTTCCCCGCAACCCTTAAACCCGTCAGTCATGCCGGCACGCATACGGCGCTTAGTCAGGCCGAAGCGGTAGATCTGCTCTTCCCCAGGGCAACGTTGCAAACACGCAATTTCTCTGGCCCAGTTTGTGACTTCTGAGCTCCCGAAAAGTTGGTATGCAAGGTCGGCAGCCGTCTGGCCTTCCTTGTCTTTAGATGACTTCGGCTTCCCGGTATGATGCATGAAGACGATAATGACCCCGGTCTCGTTGAGGATGGGCTGGATGATGTGACGGAGGAACTTAGCGGCCTCGGCGGTCTCAGAGATGTCGGCGCCAACAAATGCCATGAGAGGATCGACGAAACAAATCGTGGCTTGATGCTGTACGACGAGCTTTCGGAGAACGTCGCCAAACTCCTTGCCCGTTGCGACGCTCTCGCGGTAGATGAACATCCTATCCTTGAGGTCATCCTTCTGAAACTCGGATAGGCCAAGGCCCTTAATCTGATCCTGCATGGACTCGGCAACATCTCCGGCATCGTTCTCGGCTTGAATGACTAGCGTGCGCATCTTCATGCCGTCGTTAGTCTTAATGCCGAAGAAGTCCTGCCCGAGGGTCCAGTTGATAGCGGCCTGCATCATCAGGGCCGACTTGCCTGTTCCAGCCTGACCAGCCATGACCAAGGAGCCGCCACGGCACAGCCAGCGATTGCCTAGGACGTTGGTTGGGTCTGCCTTGCGGTCAAAGGCCATAAGGTCGTCAATCCGCATCTGCTGCGCGGCTTGCCTATTGCCCAGGCTCTTGCGCTTATCTGACAGACGGGCATAGTGGTCAATGAGGGCATCAGGATCAGTGACTTTAGATGCGATGAGGGAAGCCTCACGCATGAAGGCCGCGTCGGCAATCATGTCAATGTGCTCTTGACGCAATTCCTTAAAGGCAGCGTCAGCCGTCAAATCATTAATAAAGGAATAGTCTACCGATGAGCCTGCCGAGTGAAGATACGCTGGCACCGTTGCTTCGTCGGAGGCCTTACCATCTGACTGAAGGTAGAGAATTGCGGCGGCAACGTCTTGATGCTTTGGCTCAAAGAAGTCAGAGGGCTTAAGGTTTACCGGGAAGGGAAGGTTTTTAAGGAGAAGAACGCCGAGGAGGTGGCGTTCCGCCGGCAGGTTGTTCGGAGGAGTCATGGAAGAAGAGGATGGGGTTTGCGGGCGTGGGTGCCCTTGGTCAAGGAGATTGCTTTGGAGTAGGGCGGTAGTGCGGGACTGAGCGGATGCCGGCAGGAGTTTTGATGCGGAAAACTTTTGCTTCCATCGTGCCCTGAGCAAGCGACTGGTTAATCATCTTGCATACCCGGGAACATGAACGGTTCCACAACAGGCACAGCTCGCGGTTACTCTTATACTCTTTCGGTACGCTATCGACGCTGTTCTTTAAGGCGCCGAGGAAGGCTATCATGTGCGGATCGGGTGCCTTCATTTGTTCTTTGGCGTGTAGAGTTTCAAGTCAGTCTGCCATATCCATTGCCGGCCAACCTTATGCACCAGCCAAACCTTCCAGTCGTTACCGTGTACCCATCCCGCGGCAAAGCCTGAACCCCAACGGCTTGTTGCCAGTCTCTGAGAAGCGTACGCCATTGCGTCCTTGAGACATAGACAGCCAGCGGAGAACGCGGCGCCGCCGCCATGCTTAGTTAGGTTTACTTGTTGAAGAGTATGCGTATGTCCGTGAATAACTCCACCACCAGTCGAGGAGTAGTGGCTTCCCTGAAGTGATGTGGCGTTGACGCCGTAGGCGTAGCCATGAATGAAGGCCACCGGGCCTAGACGATAGACACCCTTCTCGGCGTGATAGGGCAGGATGGTCTTGGCACCGGCTTGCTTGGCAGCTGAGTTGATGGCGGTCTTAACGTCGGTGCAATAGTCGCGGACAATAGCCGAGCCAGAGTTTGCAATGAGAGAGTCAAGGCGGGCCTCATGGTTGCCCCATAGGTAGACGGTAGGCTTAAAGCTACGGAGGAACTCGATACCGCTATCGATGTCGGCTTTCAGGCTTTCAGCGCTCTCGGCATCCGTACCGACGCCGCGACGAAGTGATCGGAAGTCAAAGCAGTCCCCAAGGTGAATGCGTACCGTCGGCTTATAGTCGTCGCAGAACTCGCGTAGGGCGTCGAGGGCTTCCGGGTCAGCCATGTCGCCGTGGTTATCTCCGGCGGCAACAAAGCGAATAGGTTGGGTCATGGGGTTGGTGGCTTGGGTAAATCGGTTGTCGGAGGCTTAGGCATCCGGGCAGGGACGTATATCTTTTCGAGCGCGTCACGCATCTCTCGGGCAACCTTTGGGTCTTTGTCCAAGCGTATGTTGATGGCCCTTTGGTTGCGGGGTTGGTAGCGGAAATAGATAATGGACTTACCGTAGACCAGGTTGCGATCTGGTTTAGTACTCAGCTCTTTAACGTACTTCATATGCGTGCCGCAGTTAGTAAGCATCGGGCAGGACGCTAACCAATCAGCGCGCTTGCGGGATACGCCGACGCTCGCGGCCCATGCGTATTGCTCATCGGTAAGAGGTTGAGCCTTCTTGTTTAGGTTTATAATTGCCATGTCTGGGCGAGTCTCCGGCCTTCAGCCATGATTTCTTGCCGAGCATTGGGTTTGAAATAGAACTCTTGGTCGAACGTCACGTTCATCCGTAAGTCTAAGATGCTGTATGCTTCCTCGTCGTTAGCCGGGCCAACGCCGGCCGTCTCAACGTAGATAGTCCTTAAGAGCCAGTTATGTTCAAGGAGTGTGTCGGCCGCTACGATCCATTCATTCGTGTAGCGCCAGTCGGAGCATACAACGATGTCATGCTCGTCACCGTTCTCATCGGGGCCGATGAAGGGCAGGTAGTTAACCAGGTTCTTAGCAAAGACATCCTTATCGATGGAGCGGGCGAGACGGCCAGCGGCGATTAAGAATTCGCGGTTCTCGACTTTGAATTGCTCGTTAAAGAAATCACCGGGCAGGTGCAGGTACTCAAGGTACGCGTTACCTGCCTCCTTGAGCGGGTCGGCAAAGTTAACCTGGGCGGCGCCGCGCTTGCACCATTCAAGGATGCCCGTGGCAAGGGTGTCCTTCCCTGCCCGAGCGTACCCTGCTATCAGGATAAGCGTCGGGCGTTGGCCCTCCTCGGGATCAGAAGGGACAGGACTCATCGGCGGCGGCGGTTGGCTTGGTGGCGTCGTCGTCGGTGGTCGATGGGTCTTTGAGCGCGCCGTAGAGCATAGAGTCGCGAGCGGTTATCTTAGTGAACTTGTATTTGAATTGAGGCTTACCGTTGAAATCACCGTTAGGGGTGACTTCCATCTCGACGGTGGCAATCTTGCCAAAGGCCGGCTCGCAGAACTTAATGAGCTGCTCGACTGACATCTGCTCACTGGGGGCTTGGCAATACTTGCCGGAGAACTTTCCGATGACGACAGCCAGGGACTTGCCCCACTGGGCCGAGTAGCGGTTGGTAACGCAGTTACCGTCGCCGTCCATGAAGAACAAGGAGCAGGATGCAAAGCCTGACTTGTTCAACTTGAAGCGGTCATAGATTTTATCGTCCTTGGGTTTGCAAAGTTTCAGCACATAGGTGCCGGACTTTTCGATGTTCTTAAGCGGGGGACGAGCGTTGGGGTCTTGTGGGTTCATAGAGAATTAAGCGAATTGGATTGGAGGGATGGTCGTGGCCTTAGCCGCAAGGTCGATAGTTTGGATCTCCTCGGAGTAGCCGGGCCACTCGCCCAAGTCGGTGCAAGTCTTGTATGCTTTCAGCGCGGCCTCGAAATCAAAGCAAGCGTTGGTCATCAGCTCAGGGCCAAGCTCATAAATTGCCGTGGCGAAAGGCGGGGTCTTTTCTACTACGAGGAAACGAAAGCCCTTGCATCGGATTTTAAACGCGGCCTCAAAAGCTTGCCGGTAGAAGTACGCCTGGAGGTTGTATTTATAATTACGGACTGACTTAAGGAAACCTTGGGGCGATGCGTCCTCGGTGGTCTTGAGGTCGTAGAGGTAATCATCTTCGCCTAAGCCGTCGATGGCACACTTAACTTGGACTTCACCCAAGTAGGTCATGAACATTACTTCAGTCTTACCAAGCACGATGCTCTTAGCCTTGAGCGCTAACTTAGCGGAGTTGGCAATCAGTATGCCCTCGTTCCATTCATCCTCCGTCATGATGGTTTGCCCGGCGATGATGCTGGCGGTGAACGCTTCGAAGATGGCTTTGCCGTCCTTAGTCCGACGATCACATTCTGGGGCCTTAACAAAGCGGGGCGTCGTGGCCTCCGCGGTAGGTTCCAAGACCAGGCGGTGAACGTAAGAACCCATGCGGAGGGCTTTGGTGTCCTCGCGGGTCTTGGTCAGGTAAGCCTGATAGTGGAGCGGTGACTTCAGCAGCTCTTTGGAGCCGGAGTAGTTAAGCGCTTGGATGCCGTCGTAGACGACGCGGTGTTCGATGAGCATGGGCATGGTATTAGGTATGTATGTTATTGGGTTAGGGAAATGGTTTATAAATCTTCGTCGGAGTAAGGTTCTTCGACAGCCTGGGACAGTTTGCGGACATCATCAAGCGCCATCTCGGCCGAACGTTCAAGACGTTCAAGGGTGTTCCGTTGGATGCGGAGTTGAAGCACGATAGCATGGATCCGGTCATGCAGGGGTTTAACCTGGTTGCTTTCCTCAAGGCTGTCCGGGTCGACTTCCTCCAACTCAAGGATGGCCGCAAACACCGACGACTCAAAGGTCTTAACGTCACGCTCGGCAGGGATGGAGTTGGCCATCTTATCAAGAACGGCTAACTCGGAGGTTATGTTAGTCAGCAGGTGACGGAGGTGATCGCGGTTAGTCATGTTGGTGGGTTAGAAAGTCAGCTCTTTGATGTCACCGGGTGAGCGGATGAAGAAACGCACATCGGAGCGCCTAAGCGATGCCAGCGTGGTTTTCTTCCATGCGGCAAGGGAGACTAAGAAGTCGGCTTGCTTGCGGGCGGTTATCTCGATGTAGGGGGTGCGGTCTAAGAAGATGAGTAGGGCGTAAGAGGCGCCAAGGGGTGCGGCCTTGGCTATAATGCCCTTGGGGATTTCAAGCATTGTTCCGGGCCTCTTGCCAATCTTCGATGGCCTCTTGGAGTTCGGCAGGGTCAACGCGCTTAGCGTGGCGGACGCAGTACCAGATGGCGTCGCCGGCCTCACGCATACCTTCGAGGTATTGTTCGAGCTGCTTGATGCGGGCATCCTTAGCCGCGAGGAGGTTCCCTTGATGCAGGGAGTTGAAGGCGTCTTGAATTGGGTCGCTCATATTATTTGCTGATGGCTTTGATGAAGGAAGGCTTATTGCTCAGGATCATGTCAACCTTTTCGGCCGGCAACTCGATGAGGTCGATAGACTTTTCGGACAGCCATCCTTTTGTTACGCAATACTGATGGGCGCGCTCGGCTTCCATCGCCGTCAGGAAGGAATACCAAGGGGCGTTAGACTTAGGGGTGGCCTGAGAAGGGGCTTGGCTTGCCTTGTAAGACGATGCGGAGGCGCCGTCGTCGTCGAGGTCAGTTGATATGCCCGCCGCCGTTTGGATAGATTGGCGACGTATGTAAGTTAGTGCCGATCCAACTTGCTGAGCGGTCAGGGTGTCCGACTTAACGAGCAACCGCCCCGCGTCAAAGACCGTTCCGTCGATGTGCAGGAAGGTGGTTTGCACGCCAATCTTTCCGTCCTCGGAGATTAGCACCTGCCGGAGAGCCAGGTTATACTCGGACAGCGTGGCCTTGACGCTATCCAGTAGCACGTCGAGCGTGACGTACCGGGCTTTAAAGGCCGGGTTGATTTTGTTAGCACCGACATTCGAGAGGGCCGCAAGGGCGGTCACGAAATCAGCGGTGGCGGTTTGGGTTTCTGGCTTGGGTGGCATGGGTTTGTTTGGTGGGAGATTATTTCTTAGGGCTTGCGATCAGCAAGGTATCAAGGGACTCCGCATCGATGCGGGTATATTCCTTTTCTTTGCCGAGGAATAAATTGTAATAACGCTTATCGCCTTTGAGCGTAGGGGTCATCAGTCGGGCAACGCGGTTACCGGGCAGGATAACATACATCGTGCCAGGGATAACGTTTAACGCGTCTGGAAAGGGGATGGTGGTGGGTGGTTTGGTCATTGGTTTAGGTGAGGGTGGTGTAAATTAGTTAATGGCTTTGCGTTTGCCGGCGTCAAGGATGAGCAGGGCATCGGCGTTAGATAGGGTGACTGACATCGAGGGGTGCAACTCTTGAGCGCGAGCCTTAAGGACGTTCTTCCATTCGGTGGTCGTGCGTTCGCCTTTCGTGCCGACGCTATGGGCC